TTAAGAAAGAGGTTTTGATTTTCTACCTCGATAAGTAAAGTCATGAATAAGATTGTCAAAAAATTTAGTCCAAAAATCATTTTGAGGATAATTTTTTTGTGAGCCACGTAAGTAAGCAATCGTTGCTGAGCGTGCGAACTTAATGCCTCTATTCTTTTTCAGACTTTTAAAACGTTTTTCACATACGGCTATGATAGACGAAGTTAGCGATTCATATTGATTATACATATTTCACCTTGTTAGTTGGTTTATGAATCCCTGTCTTTTATTGTCCTTGTTGGTTTAATTCGGTGCAAATTATGTCAACACAGATTAACAATGTCAACAATTGTTGACACAAAGATCATGAAAACATAAGATGCACTCGGTTTAATAAAGGAGCATTACATGAACGATGAACAACGAAAAAATTATTGTTACTTAGGTGATGGGGTATACGCCTTCTTTGATGGGGGTGGTATATGGCTTAGGACTGGCCATCATGAGGATGCGCTTTGCGATGACAAGATTTATTTAGAACCTGATGTATTGGAATCGTTGAACATGTTTGTAGAAAAGGTTAGCCAGAGAAATGAAATAAGCTCTGATGATGTTCATGGATATGTGGGGTGATGATGAACAAAAGACCAGAGTTTACTCAAGAACAAATAGATTTCATCTGCTATCAAATAGGCGAATGGTATCTCGATTGGAAACCTTGTCTTGTAGATTGGAAAGCTAAAACTCATAGGCTTGGTTTTGCTAAAGAGAAACTTAAGACAATGATATGCGGGGATGATAATGATTGACTACGAAAAACTGAAAGAAGCGCATGAGTTGTGCTATAAATTAGCTAAACAAGAAAAAAGTTTGATAGAGATAAATTACAATCATAGGGTTGACCATACCGGACAGGCTAGTGACACATATAGTCTCTATGGGGTTTTAGGTGGTGGTCATAAATTTTCTTTAGATGGATTAATCACCAAACTCAAAGAACTAACCAAACCAAAGCCGAAGTATGAGGTTGGGCAAGAGGTATGGAATTTATACCGGCCTTCTCAGGAGCCATTTAATTATAGAATAACTGAAATTATTGAAAACAATCGATATAGAATTCAAACATGGAAGCATAAAACCGACCATGGAATATGTGTTGAAAATGAACTTTACCCATCCCGTGAAGCCCTTATCGATGCGCAGATTGAGTATTGGAAAGGTTTAAAACAAGATGAAATTGTACCTATTGAAGATATGCGCCCCAAGTTTGAAGGCGAAATCAAAGGCTTTCGTTGCTTTGATGATGAATTGGAAGTTAAGCGTTGTGAGCATGAATGGGAATACGGAAATAGAGCAACGTACAAATGTCGTACATGTGGAAATTTAAAAAATGATAATCAGAGAAACTAAAGGAGATAAAATGACTGAAGAAAAAAAAGAACAAGTATCTAAATGCAAGGCCCATCATTTCATTGTCACAGGATGGATGACTAAAGGAGGCAATCAAAGTGCAACTCAAATGCGCTGCGCACAATGCTTGATGCCTGTATGCCTTGAAGAATTGCAAAGCAAAGAGTGGAAGGAAGCTCAGGGGTTTTAAATGACAGGATTAAAAGCAAGGATTGATAAGCTCTATTCTGGAACGATAAGCCATGTGACCAGCAAGATAATTGTCTACAAAGATGATAAAATCATCAAACAAAAAGTGATTGGCAATAACAAGGAAAAGGTGATTGAAATTGCTGTTAGACTCTGAGCCATTGAGAGACATTTATCTGGTGTTTATGAATACCAATTTTACCGGCGATGGATGGCTTAAAAGCGGATTTAAACACGTATACGCCATTGAGAGACAGGGATTGGGATGGATATGCACCGACCCATCCAAGAGCGACATATGCACTTACATCTTGCCCGCTTCCTACTCCACCGATGTCATCAGTGAATTCAAAAGAAGGCATCCTGATTTCAAAATCCTTCATATTAATGTAAAACCACATTGCTATAGCGCTTATCCAAGACTTGGGGTATTGTCCTGTGTTAGTGTAATACAGTACATATTGGGGGTTTATTGGCCTTTCGTTTTCACCCCATACCAGTTGTATAATAGGATTAAAAACAAACCGCCAAAACACATTGAGGTGATAGAATGTCACGACATAAAGTCCACGCAGCACAAAGGGAAGCTAAAGCCGCCGCATTCGCCGCAGACCAAGCAAGACTGGAATTGGAAGAACAAACTAAGCTTGAAAAGGAAAGGGCGAACAGAGAAAAGCTCAAAGCGCAACGTTTATTGATGCGCTCGTTACGAGCAGGAGCAGGCGGTTACTTTGAAACAGACCAAGGATCAACCTTGGGTGGTGAAGGAGTAATCGGATAATGGTTGACGTGAAGAAGCTTCTCAAGAAACGCGATAATTCAAAGCTGTATGAAGAGATTAGAAAAGAAACAAAGCCTAAGCTCGATGTGAACCGACTTTGTCGAATGAGAAACGATGCGAAAAGCGACTTGGATATGTGGAGAAGCATTCTTCAAACTGCCTACCATTATTCCATGCCAGATTATAACCCGTTTGAAAACTACGGGCTTGCAGGTTTTTTAACTCCAGGGCAACAATATAATGCCGACATTTATGATTTAACTTTACCAATTGCTCACAAACGCCTTGCTGATAAAATGCTCATGAACATGGTTCCTCAAGGACAGCAGTGGGTTAAGTTTACCCCAGGAGATGAATTTGGTGAGCCTGGAACACCTCTTTATCAAAGAGCTCTTGATGCAACCCAGCGCATGACAGACCACTTCTTTAAAATCATTGATCGCTCCAACTTCTATTTGGCGGTAGGCGAAAGCCTTCAAGACGTTTTAATCTCTACAGGAATCATTGCGATTAATGAAGGAAACCGAAAACGACCTGTTCGTTATGAAGCGGTTCCACCTGCGCAAGTCATGTTTCAAGGCGATGCAGAAGGGCAGGTCGATGCGATTTTTAGGGATTGGTATCAGGTCCGCATTGAAAACATCAAATCCATGTGGCCAAAGGCAGAGGTTGCCAAACTTAACAAAAAGCCAGAAGACAAGGTGGACATCTGGGAATGTGCTTGGATTGATTACGAAGCACCAGAAAAAGAGCGCTACCAATACGTGGTTATGACCTCATCTAAAGACGTATTACTTGAGCAATCCAACAGCTCATGGCCTTGGGTTGTTTACCGTATGAGACGCCTAACAGGTGAGATTCGAGGGCGTGGACCAAGCCTTTCAGCCTATCCAACAGCTGCCACTATTAATCAGGCTCTTGAGGATGAATTGGTTGCAGCAGCTTTCCAAGCCAATCCTATGTATATGGCCGCAAGTGATTCAGCCTTTAATCAGCAAACTTTCACCCCAAGACCTGGCAGCATTGTTCCAGTGCAAATGGTGCAGGGAGAATGGCCAATTAAACCCTTTGAGCAATCGGGGAACATTCAATTTAATGCGTTACTGGTGAATGACTTTAGGCAGCAAATCAATGAGCTACTTTATGCATTCCCATTGGGTGCAGTGAATTCCCCAACAAGAACCGCAACCGAGGCCGAGATTCGTTATACAGAAAACCTGGAAAGCTTTTCAGCCATGGTACCAAGGCTTCAAAATGAATTCTTTATTCCGGTAATTCAAAGAACCCTTTGGGTGATTAATAAAGTATTGCCTGAAACGTTCGCGAATATTCCAGATGATATCAGAAACAAGATGATATCAGTTGACGGTCAAATCCTTGGGCTTTCTTTTGATACACCACTAATGACTGCCAAAGGGCAGGTGAAGACAGCGGCACTCTTAGGATTCTATCAAGCCGCAGCTTCATTGCTTGGCCAAGAAGCAGCAACCGCATCTCTTGATCCGGTGGAAGTCATTACAAGCCTGGCAGACAATCAGGGTATTGATGTTCGCAATATAAAAACCCGCGAAGAGCTTGAGCAATTGCTTCAAGCAGCTGGTCAAATAGCGCAACAAGAAGCAGCACAACAAGGAGTTATAATTGATTCCGAACAACCACAACAATGACGTTAAAAGTACATTTAGTCCACATGACACTTATGACCGCATGTGGCTCGCTAAATTTAATGAGCTTTGCTATGAAGTGTTTTACAAAAATCCATTGGGCGCGCAATTGCTTGCGCATATGGAGAATAGATACTTTAGAAGCCCTGTTGCCTTTCCCAACAAGGAAGCTTCATGGGCATACTTTAACGAAGGTAGAAACGAATTAATTCGCTCTTTCACAGCGGGCATTCAAACGCATATTGCAGCTCACGATGTGAAAGCCAAAGCGCAACCTATACCAAGAAGAGCAAGAGTCAAACCAATACCAAATGAATGAGGGATAACATGCATTTTAATGACCAAGGCAAAACAACTGATGATGGCTTGCCATTAGAGCCAATACAACCAACCAATAACAGTTCAGGAGAAGTACCAGGGGATTATCCCAATGACACAGTACCGCACGATGCTGCAAGCGATGTGGATGATGAGCCTAATACGCCCAATCAGGATGAGCCTGCAAGCACTCCTGAGCCTGAAATGCCAGAATGGTTCATGAAAGACAAATACAAATCCATTGAAGAGCAGGCAAAATCCGCGTTTGAGCTGCAAAAGAAAATGGGTAAGTATTGGGGTAGCCCTCAAAATGATTACAGCGTGGAAGGGATTGATGGGATTGAGGCTAGCGATCCGCTTATTGCTGCATTAACACCCTCATTAAAAGAGATGGGTGTCTCTCAAGAGGGATTTAAGCATTTGGTTTCCCAGTACATGGAAGCCAATAAACAAATGATGAAAACGCTTGAAGAGGAACTAAAAAAGACTTTAACGACTACTGATGCGCACACTTATCAAGCCATTGATAAATGGATGAATGAAAATCTCACTCCTGAAGAAGCCAACATGATTAAAAACAATTGGCTCATGAGCGCTGATGATTTCAAATTGTTTAATAACCTGCGTTTGATGGCCGCACCAAGCACCAATGTGCCAAGTAACGTGCAGAATACAGTTAAGTTTGAGTCATCACAAGAAGTCGAAAACGACAAGATTAAATACAAGAAAGAACTTAAAGCGGGAACTCGCGTTCAAGACAAAAACTACGAGAATGAATTGGCAGCGAGATATCGGGATGCGGTCGCAAGGGAACTTCGCTCCAAGCAACGCTAACCTGTTGATTCCAATCTATTCGGTGCGATATAATGAGAGTAATTTACACAAGCCCGAACTAGGTTGGACACCTTTGGGTTGATTGCAAGATGTAATCGATTCAAAGCCTAATTGATTTGTTTGGACACCTTGATTGTAAACAAGCAACTTTGTTTATTAATTAAGGAGTCTAATCATGTCATTAGCATTATCACAAATAGAAATCAAACAATTCTTATCTGAAGCACACGCCGAATTTCAATCTGAAGGTTTCTTACTGCAAGGCGCAGTTCGCACCAAATCTGGAACCAAAGGTTCTATCGTCCACTTCCCAGTGTTTGGCGAAGGCATGGCCAACCAGAAAGCGCCTCAGGACGACATCACGCCAATGAACGTAAGCAACCGTGACGCCGAGGCCGTTATTGAAGATTGGTATGCATCTGAATACGCAGACCGTTCATTCCAAAATAAATTAGCAGTCAATGCCGTTGAAGAATACGCCAAGCTTTGTGCATGGGCGATTGGTAGACGTGCCGACCAAATCAACATTGATACCATCGCAGGTGCAACTTACTCAGCAACTCCTAACGACCAACAAGGAGCTTTGGTTCCGGTGGGTACTACTGGATTTACTTTTGAAAAATTAAGACAAGCTCACCGATGGTTGCGTCAACGTTCCGCTAACCGTGGAAAAAGAACTGTCATCATCGATGCCATTGCAGAAGAACAATTGCTTAATGTGGAGCAGTTAACAAATAGCTTCTACGTGAACCAAAAGATATTAGATAACGATGGTTTACATGGCATGACTTTCTTAGGCATGAACTTCATTGTTATTCCAAGCATGCAAGAGGGCGGCTTGCCAACGACTGGTGGCGGCACTGTAGGGCGCGCTTTCTTCATTAATGAAATGGCGGTTGGTTACGCTCAAAGTGAACGCTTGGGCGGAGATATCTCTTGGGAAAACATCAAAACTTCTTACCTCATTAACATGTGGATGGAAGCTGGTGCCGTTGTTATTGACCCCAAAGGTTTGGTTGAAGTGGATTACTTACTCGAACCTTAATCGCCTAACACTATAAGGAGAAATGAATTATGGCTTTTGGAATTAATTACATGGGACGAGTGAGCACTTCTGCGAACAACGACACCCAAAAGGTTTGGATATACAACGGTACTGCAACAGGCTCCAATGAAACCGTGGCAACGATTGCAGCAAGCGGTTACTTCAATGCTTTCATGGTGAACGTTGCTCTTGGCAAAGGCCCACTCGGAGTTGGTGATTTAATTGTCATCAATGGTAACGATGCCAGTGCTTTTTATACCGTTCAAACCATTACCCCCAACGTTACTGTAAGCGTGTTTGCTGCAAGTGGGGTGGTGGGTACATCCAATATTCAAGATGGCGCGGTTACTGCTAACAAGCTCGCTACCGACTCAGTAACTACTGTCAAGATTTTGGATGACAACGTAACCAGCGACAAGATTGCAGCTAGCGTTCTTAAATACGTTGCTGTCCCTTTAACTGCTGCCAACATCATTGCGATGAATGGCGCTCCGGTACAGGTATTAGCTGCTGGTGGCGCAAACACGGTTCACCTGGTAGAGCATGCATGCCTCATGATGACTTATGGAACTACTCAGTTTACTGGTGGTGGTGCTATTGGTCTTCAATATGGGAACACTGCTGCTTTAGCAGGTGAGGCAGCATCAAGCACAATCGCCGCTGCTAACGTTCAAGGCGCTGCAAGCACGATGGATATGGTGGAAGGCGCCTTATCCTCTGGAGCCTTTACAGCAGTTGCCAACCTTGGACTGTTTATCAGTAACAATACAGCGGCATTCGCAGCTGGTGATTCTGATTTTGTACTGCATCTTTGGTACAGAACTGTTCCTACAGTGTAATTTCAACGCGGGGATTAATCCCCGCTTGACCTAGAGGTTGCCATGATAGAATTGACATCAGCACCAACAACCAAGATTGAAATTATTTCAGCTGCCATTTCAATGGTAGGAAAGCAACAAACCGTCAACACCATTGACGGAGGCGGTGCTTTAGCCATAGACGCTGAGAAGCTTTATGACACGCTAGTGAGCGCAGAACTTGGTTCCAATCGATGGCGATTCGCGCAAGCCTTTCAACAAATCAGCATCATTACCACATTAAACCCAACATTTGATGGATGGCTTTATGAATGCCAGATACCCGCTGATTGCATCATGGTTCAATACCTGTATCCCAATATTCAATACATTGTCTTTGGCGATAAAATCCTCACCAAAAGCAATCAAACGTTTACTCTGATTTACAGTAGGAATGTTCCGGTTTCCAAATGGCCACCCCCATTTTGTCTGTACATTGTTTATCATTTGGCATCCATGCTTGGCATCTCTGTGACTAACTCAGACCGCATGCTGGCACGCATCTCTCAAGGCATGCAGATGTGGGAATCACGCGCTCTTTTTGCGGATGCTCAAAGCTCTGTCACATTGCCATTTAGACATAACCCTTACGTTGATGTTCGCTATCGCTATAAAACAAGAGGGTATTAAGTATGCCGATTCGTTCCATCAGCAATACGTTCAACCGCGGTGAGTTAGACCCAACACTTTTTGCCCGTGATGATTTGGATATTTACGACAAGGGCGCAAGAAAGCTTCGCAATATGATTGCTCTTTGGACTGGTGCTGCACGAATTGCCCCTGGAACCATTTACGTTGACATGATGGTTGATAGAGAGAATGGCAATGCAGTGATTCAAGACCCTTTGATGGTGAAAGGATTTGATTTTACCTATGATGCCGATGCAGAAATCACTTATACCATTATCATACGAAAATCTGGCACGAATATTGCATTTGATATTTACTATGCTGATGCATTACAAACCACGGTCACCAGTACCGCATATTTAGCGACACAAATTCAAGACATTCATGTGGCAGCAGCGCATGACAGAGTTTTAATACTACATGAAAACGTTCAGATAAGACAATTAAAACGAGGTGCAAGTCATAGCTCATGGTCATTAACTACGTTTGAACCCCGAGTATATCCCACTTATGACTTTTCTGTGATTGGCGAAGCAACCAATTATCAAAGTTTTACTTTCACATTATCAGCAACCACAGGCTCCATCACGATCACCTCATCAAGTGCAGTGTTTACTCATAACCATGTAGGAGGTCTTTTTCGTTCCCTTGGAGGCACTGCACGCATTACTGCCGTTGCGAGCACAACAAGCGCAAGTGCTACTGTTCTTGATAATTTTACAGGAACATCCTGCGCTGGTAATTTATCCAGTCTTGCTGAAAAGTTATGGAATTCCGACACAACAACAGCTCCAGTTAGTGCCAATAGGGGATGGCCTGCGCGCGGAGTATTCTATCTAAACAGACTTATACTAGGTCGTTCATTGGCGGTAAAGAACCTTGTTAACCTCTCAACAGCAGGAGTTTATGATAATTTTGATGACGCAGACCTAGATGGATTAGTGGCGTTTAGCGTAACGTTTAATGGCAAAGGTGAGCAATCCGTTCAATCTATTGTTGCCGATGATTCTATTTTATTTACGACTGCAAACAAACTCTTTGCACAAAGTCCATTGGTGGAATCGCCCATAACGATTAACAACGTGTATTTTGCACCGCAAAGCCAAAGCCCTGCGACCAGCATTGAGGCCGCATCGATTGATAACCAAACGCTTTTTGTATCATCCGATCGCACCAAGGTCATGCAAGCCATGTATTCAACAGCGGACGGTAAGTACATCACATTACCCGCCACCATGTTATCAAACAGCATCGTTGATTACATCAATAGCAATGGCACATGGGAACCAGCTGGCATTTCAACAAGACTGTATCTGGCTACACAAGACAATGGCACCATGCTCTTGTACTCCACATTGCAAACTCAAAACGTGGCAGGATGGAGCCTAAGAACAACCACCGGAAAGTTTCGTCAAGTCATAGGTGAGGGCAGGCAATCGCATGTGATTGTTGAGCGTGAAATTAATATCGGAGCAAGCTTTGAACAAACATTGGACTATGCCTTCTTAAGCGACCCAACATTTAAAGCTCGATACGATGTCACCGAATTCTTTGCATCAAGCCCAATGACCTCAGCCATTGGTGTTTTAGAAAACCAAAATGATTACATCCTCATTGGAAATCAAGCGCCATTTACAGCCCTTGATATCGATTTTAATTTGGTAGCATCCTCTGATTGCCAATTGCAATTTGAATATCTTGATGGGAATGGCTTTTGGGATGTGTTCACGCCTACCGATAACACATCAGGATTTACAGTGGATGGAACAATTACATGGACATTTGATGACGTATTGAACTGGGCTCCATATCAAGTCAATGCCATTGAAAATCAATACTGGATAAGAATTAAACGACTTGCAGAGACTGTCAATACCGCTCCTGTTATTGGTCAAGTACTAATCAACACAGGCAATCGAATTTATTTAGAACGACAATCCTTTGATGAATATATGGATTCCACTCAGGTTGTTACCTCAGACAGCAATGGACTTGTGACAGGCTTAACACATCTTGCAGGGCAACAAGTCTATGCCATCACAGAAGATGGCGCCACGATTGGATCATCTTTTGTAGATGCATCAGGAGAAACCACAGTTAAAAACGTCAATGCGACTCTTACGGTTGGTATGCAGTACAAACCAGAACTAATACCCATGCCCTTGTACGCGCCAACACAAATGGGCGATAGCCTTTACGCTGAGAAATACGTGCAAGACCTATACGTGGATTATGTGGATTCCCTGTATTTACAAGCGGGCTTTAGACCTCAACTTACGGACATACCCAACATGCATCTAGGAAATTACACTCTAGGGCAATCAGTGCCGCCTCAAACAGGAATTTATCGAATATGCCCTCGAGGGGATTGGGAACCCCGTCAAGAGTTTGTAATCACTCAATCACAACCCGGACCCATGACCATTATTGGAGTGGGCTATAACGTGGAGGTTGCATAATGTCAGCAGCACCAGGACAAGCAGCAGGATTGGCAGTAGGTGCCGCAGTAGGCTCTATATTAGCCCCGGGAATTGGAACACTTGTAGGCGCTTCCCTTGGTGGTACAGCAGGTGGCCTTGTGGATTCTCTAGGAAACATCAGCACGCAAAAAAAGATTGATGTAGCGGCATTGAAATTAAATCAAGCGCAGGCACACGCAAAGGCCGCAGCACAGGCCGCTGTTCATGCCGAGAACTTCAGACAAGCATTAGCAAGCCAAATAGCCATATCCACCATGCGAGGGGGAAGCGGCTCTCTTGCTACCCAGTTTGGCAATCAAGCCTATAGAACGTTTGTTGAAGACCAGAAAGCCATTGAAGCAGGAATTAAAGTCGCTGATGTTCAATCTCAACTAGGATTGGCAGACATTACAGCCAGAACACAGGCCGCACAAATTGCTGCAGCGGGTAAAACGATATCAGCATTTGATGGATTGAATTTAAACGCGCCAAGGAGTAAATGATATGGCCATTAATCAACAGCCCTTGTCCCGTAGCATCACACTACCAACAACCAATGTAAGCACAGGCTCAGGATTAACTCAGCTTGCCAATGCGACCAGCGCATTAGGACAAGTGTTAAGCGAGAGAATTAATGCCGTAGCAATTGAACAATCCGCTCTACAAGGCGAGCAAGACGTGGAAAATGAAAGGCAGCCAGAGAAGTTAGCGTTGCCTTTCACCAAAGCAACAAAGGCTTACAACGATGCCGTAGCGAGAACTGAAGCCAATCGAATGATTAATTCTGCTGAGCAACTCATCAATGAATCGCTGGCTAACAACAAAAACCCCGCAACCTTTACGAGAGAAACTCCTGCTAAATTCAAAGCTGAGCTCGATGGAATCAAATCAGGAATTTTGCAAAACACCAGAGATGAAAACAGAGAACATGTAAGACAAGCACTAGATCGCATGACGGCTCACGCTTCATTAAACATGCTGCAACACTCCATTCAATACGACAATCAACGCATGAAATTTGATATGCAGCATGACATCTCAGGATTGCTGGAAGCACGTCGCAATGCTGCCATTGCAGGAGATGAAGCGCGAATTGCAGGAATTGATGCCGCTATTGACCAGAGCATATCTGATTACGCAATGATGAATCAGGAAATTAATCAGATAGCCCCTTATCTCAAAGAAGACATCGCCAAACACAGAGCCATTGACTCAGTTTTAACTGGATATACTCAAGCTTTATCAACTGGCAACACAGCCCGTTATCTGGCAGACCTTGCCGAGAACAAACAAAAGCTACCCTTTAATGTATGGCAAGATGCGGTAAAAGGTGTTGTGGCTTTAGACCAAACGCAAAAACGATTAACCAACGACATCAATGCCGAGCAATGGGCGCAGGTTCAATTTGGCATTAACAATGGTTCGATTCAAGATGCAGCCGACATCTTAAACTATAACGAGCTAACCGTACCCCAACAGCTTACCGCCATGAAACAGCTTGATACCATTCAAGCCAAGCAATTAAAACAAGGCTCTGATTTAATCACAGCACAGCAAAATATTCTAAGCGGACGCCCAGAATTTAACAGCGCAAGCACACGCGATAAAATGTTTAGTGTTTCAATACAAAACATGGAAAAGCAAACGGGACAGGTTGCAACCCTTCAAGACATGGAGAACAGTGTTTTAGGGCTAAACGAATTCCCAGCCAGTGGAATGCCACAAACACCAATGGGTACGAATGTTCCAGCGTTTGATTCTGTTTTGCAAGGCAAACTCACCAGTGGCGATGTCATGGCAACCGCACAAGCAGCCATGGTGTATAACGACATGGTTAATGTCAAAGAGATGCCCAATAGCGTTAACTTAACAGGCGAAGCTTTATCAGTGGCTACCTTATTCAATACGCTCAACCAAGGTGGCACCACGCCAGAAGAAGCAGCCGCGCTTGCAATTAATACAGTACTTAACGCCAAAGAGCCAGAGGTTGCACAACGTATTGATCGCTTTCATAAAACACTTGAAAAGACCAACCCACAGACAGGGCAGCAGGATGTGATGCGTTCCAAGTTCAAAGAAGCTTTTGGGCTTGCACCACAAGATTTTGGCTCAGATGAAGCGTTTAGAGTCTTTAAGGACACTTATCGTGCTCATTATTTATTGAGCAATTCTGAACAAGCTGCTTTTGATGCAACAAAACAAGCAATGCGCGCATGGGGAACATCAAAATATTTTGATAAAGGCTATGTAGGACAACCTGTACCTGAGAAAGAAATACCCATTACAAAGGTCGCCTATGCCTTTGACAATCAGATTGTGGCCAATCTTCAAGGTTTTATTAATCGCAATAAAGCTGCTCGAGATGCTAATCCTGATTTAAACATTCCAGTTATTGAATGGGCGAATCCAAAACAAACGATTACAGGTAATGAATCAGAACAAGATAAGGTATTTAAAAATCTAACTGTAGGTAAAAGACCAAGGATTAAAATCAATGGACATGAAACAGATGTGGTCCTTATGCCGAGCGCGACTTCTCGACTTGATAATCGCGTTAATTATTTATTTGGTGTTTACGATCAATTCAACAACCTCAACCCGCTTAAAGATATCACTAATCCAGTTGATCAGGTTGCGCGATTTGCCCCTCAGGAATTATCAATATGGGCTCCATCTGTTGCAACAGAACAAACAGACAAAGACTTAAGAAGTGTTGCTTTAAATATTCAGAAAAAAGAAATGCAACAAGACACCAAAGAATTGAAAGAATTGCAAAATAGAACCCCTGCATGGCAAGTCATCTTTGGACTGTCCAGCGGAAAAGAATATCTCGATTACATAGAAAAGCGTAGAGCAGAAAGTAACGAAGGAAGGCTTGAAACAATTATAGAATCTCTCAAAGGACGCTCAGCACCAGAGGTTAGAGATGAGATAACAGAAGCAGAGAATACCGGCGTATCAATGGACTTGGAGCCTACGCGATGAACGAAAAGATAGAGCCTAAAAACTGGCTAGAGGATTTCGCGAAAGATAGCACTCCAGACCCTTCAAATTTTGGGTATGTACCATTACCAACAAATGTTCAAGGAGAACCAAAAGGCTCTGTATACATGGCTCACTTACGCCAAGAGAATACTATCGGTGCAATGCTTAATCGAAAATCGACGTTTCAATTGAACGAAAATGTGCGTGAAGATTACGACTTTACAAACTATGTAAATCAAATCCCAAAGGACTTAATAAACTATGCCGATAAGTTTTTTGGTGCAACAACAGAAGATGAATTCAAAAGCATAGAAGCGCAGATTCGACAAGAGATTGAAGACAAGAGCGTAATCGCCGCACACCCTTGGAAATCGCTTGCTTATGCTCTTGACCCATTGGAGCCTACCAACTGGATACCAGGAGGTGTAATTTACAAAGAGGCCAAAGTGGGCGCAGCTGTTGCCCGCTCCATGATGGGTGTAGGAATATCCGCTGTTGCAAGCACAGGAATTCAAGAAGCCATACTTCACCAAAATCAATTAACCCGTACCATGCAAGAAAGCATTTTTAATACTGTTGGAGCCGGAATCTTTGGCGGGGTGGTGGGCGGTGGAATATCCGCTATTGCATCAAGAAGACTGGCTAAAGGTTTAAACGCTGAAGAAATAAAAATTGCACAAAGAATACACAATGATATTAACGATGCGCTAAACCCAAACGAAAACCTTTCCGCTGCACGCAGTGCAATTATGGATGATTCAGAGATTGCCAGGATGCCTAAGTTCATTCAATCCACGATGAAACTAACTCCAATGAATCGGTTACTTACGTCCCCATTCAAAACATCCAAGTGGTTTGGATCAGCAGCCTTTGAGCACAATTATGAACTCGTAAAAAATTCAGATGGAATTACAGGAGGGGTATCACTCGAGCGCTCAATAAAAATGGAGATGAAGAACTTAAACAATCTTCAAGTCGAACACATGAATCACTACTATGCCATGCACGGGGTGACTTCAAAATACTTTAGAGCCACACAAAAGAAAATGCGCGAACTGGGAACCATATCAGGTGAGAACATGAACCTTGATCAGTTCAATAGAGCCGTATATGAGGTGGCATTAACTGGGCAAGAGCATGAGCTCTCACATGTTAATGCAGCCGCTAAGATGTGGCGTGATGAGTTTGACAGACTACAGAAACAAGCCATTGATTTAGGATTATTGCCAGAAGATGTAAAAGTACCTAATGCACCTAATTACATTATGGTCATGTATAACAAGAATAAAATCATTGAGGAAGGTGGGAAGTCTGCAAGAGGTGAAGGTACGTTTGCAAATCATTTGTTTCAACAGTTTCAGGCAACTAATGAAATCGTTAGGCAGTTCACACAATCACCTTTTTATACCGAAGCGCAAGCGTTAATTAAAACAAATCAGGAAGCCATGAGGCGTTTGCCCCCTGAACGGTTAAAAGCAATTAATGAGAAGCTCATAGGAATTGATAAGCGCATCAAAGAACTTGAAAAACTAAAGAACAAAAGACCTCAAGAGCAGCTTGATAAGATTGAAGCTAATATTAAATCGCTCAATCAAAATAAAAAAGAATTAAGTGATTCAATAACAAAAAAGCAATCTGATTATGTGGATCAGATTAAAAGAGAAATAGATTCGCACGCTAAAAGTGCTGCCGATTATAAGACACGAGTTAAAAAAAGCCGTGAGAAATTGAATGCATTGAAGAACAAAACAAGTCTTCAACTTAAAAAAATTGGTGAGATTAGAGGGCGCATTAAAGAAATCAAAGGAGATACACCAAAGAAAGAGCGTTTAAAACAACAATTGGACGAAGCAAATGCCTTGCATATGAAACTTAAAGACCAAGAGAAAGAACTTTCTTTACGTATCAAGCAAGAAGAAGACCATATCAAAACGAATGCCAAGCGCATATCAGAGCTTGAAGCTATTGCAAAACATCCTGAGCGCACATTGCCGGAACTTCAAAAGAAAATAAAAGAGCTTGAAGATAAGATTAAATCTCTTGAAGAATCTAAAAAGCCAACATCTTCAGAGATTAGAGCACATGAGAAAGCCATAAAAGAACTTGAGAAAGAGAAAAAAACAATTGAAAAATCACGTGAGATTACAAAAGAAGAAAAGGAACGCTTAACTAAAGAGATTGAAGCTTTAGAGAAATCAATTATTGACAATGCACCAAATGCCGCAAAAGACTGGGAAGGAAAGCTTCATAGGCTTATTGAAGACGACGGAGTTCAAACAGAAGAAGAGTTAATCTGGGCGCAAGTAGAGCAGACTATTGATCACATACTTGGAGACTCAGACGCAAAGCTTTTAAATCCTTTTCTGTCAAAGTTAGGCGGTGCAACCAAGCCATTCAAAGCCCGCAAGCTCATCATTGACCAGCTACAAGCAAGCCCTTGGCATATCACCGATATACAAAAGATTGCCGAAGCACATAACCGTGCGATGGTTCCAGCAATACAATTACAACGGTTTGCGCAAAGCCATGGATACAAAGATATCGATGATTTTCTTTTAGGCATAGGCGATACACTAAGAAAAGAGTTTGATACGCAAAGTGCTGGATTAACTGGGAAGCAAGCACAAAAGCTAAGGGAACAATACAACTCAAACATTGAGGACATGAAAGCCGCTATACAAATGCTTCAAGGGGTTTACGGCCAAGGCTTTAACGTACTGAATAGTTCAGGCGCTGAGTTCTTTAACAACGTCATGAACTGGAACTATACCCGCATGCTAGGGCATATGACCATTTCAAGCTTACCTGATTTAGGTATGTTGGTAATGCGTAACGGACTTATGGCAACACTGGCTCATGGTATTGGTGAATCCTTTAGCGTGGTTAAAAAAATATCAAAAAATGACATTAAGGCTTTAGGCTATGCGATTGAAACGGAGTTAGGTACTCAGATTAAAACCTACATAGAGCACAGCGGATTAAGTACCAATCCAAGCCCATTTACTAAGGGATTAAATTCACTCACACGCGCTTTTGGTAATTTGTCATTAATGAATCCATGGACGGATATGATTCAAAACATGGCAGGACATATTGCTATCAATCGAATCTTAACGACTATTCACAAGGTAGTTAATGGGGAATCCGTTGCAAAAAAGGAAACAACATTACTTGCTCGGTTAGGTATTAGTAACGAATACTTTAGCGAGATTGCCAAGTTTACGAAAGACAATGTTTACAAAGGCACACGCTACGCCGATTGGACAAATTGGGATATCAAAACCCCAAGTGAACTCAACGCCTTAAAAGCCTTTCAAGCAGCCGTAGGCAAGAGCATTGATGAGATATCTCTATCACCTAACCTTGGTGACAAGCCCTTGCTTCTGCAACAGAGAGGAGCATTTGGTCACATGACAAATTTAATGTTTCAGTTCAAGTCTTTTCTTTTTGCAGCGACCAATCGCATCTTTTACTCTGGAATACAGAATAGAAATGACATTAATTTGTACTTGGGCGCAGTATCCATGATGGGTTTAGGGATGCTTGGCTATGTGGTTTCAAGCCACCTAAGAGGAAACAAGGAAATAGACCTATCGACTAAGAATCTATTGCGTGAAGGGGTAGACCGAAGCGGCATACTCGCAATCTTTGGGGAAGGAATCAACATAGGACAGAAGCTATTTCAATTGGGTGAAGTGTCCAGATATAAATCTCGAGATGCATTTGGATCGGTTCTGGGCCCAACAGGTGGTAGCGTATCCCAGCTGGTTAGTTTGTTTAATAAATTAAATCCTTTATCAACAGCCAAAGGTGAATGGACAACGAAAGATGCAGAGGCCGTTATGAGATTAATGCCTTTGCAAAACTTATTTTACTTACAGCGAATAAATAGACAATTGGCACACAATATTGCGGTGGGATTAGGAGCGACATCCGTGGCCGAGTAAGGAGAGCAGCAGCATGTCAAACATAAAGATTAACGATGTATTTCAGCGCATTCAATACGCTGCATCAGCAGGGCAAACTCAGTTCACCATTCCATTTCCATTCTTTGATAACGAATATGTTTTGGTTTGGCAAAATGGCGTCCAGCTTGTCATGGGTGGCGCTCCTGGACAATATGGCATTAGTGGCGCAGGCTCACCATCCGGTGGCTTGATTACCTTAGTCACTCCTGCAGCCCTTAATGACATCATCACCATTCAAGGTGAGATGCCTATTGATAGAACATCCATCTATTCTGCAACGATATCAAATCTCACAGGCTCCGATTTAAACGGTGATTTCAACCGCGAAGTGGTGATGATGAAGCAGATACAAACAACACAAGCCTTATTGCAATTACAGTACGCACCATGGCTTGAAGTCTCTCAAGATCCCGATGTGACAAAAGATAGATACCTACCACTGCTAGGTTCTGGCCAAGTTTGGAGAATGAATGATTCAGGCACAGGGATTGAAGCCTACACAATTGATGAAACACCAGCCCCATCTAGCTCGCCCTTTATAATTTATCAAGCAGATGCAACTCTCTCGAATGCCCAAAACTTAGGTGCATTAACATCTGGTATTTTAAAACAAAACGTAGGTGGTGGATCTTCAACATTATCTATAGCACAAAATGCTGTAGATTATTGGGCTCCAGGAGACGAGTTAACAAGGTCACAAGCTCCTGTAAGCCCAGATGATGTGGTTAACAAGGCCTACGCTGATTCTATTGCCTCTGGATTTACATTTATTAATCCCGTTAACGCTGCATCAACAGCTAACTTTAACTCAACATATAATAATGGTTCTTCTGGGGTTGGAGCTACCCTTACAGCAACCTCAAATGGCGCATTTTCATTAGATGGTCAAGCTGGCGTATTAAACAACTCCTATTTAATAAAAGACCAAACCAATACATTCGAAAACGGGGTTTACATTTTAACTCAAGTCGGTGATGGCTCTACCCCAGCCATTCTAACGAGAGCTACTTATTTTGATCAGCCATCTGAAATTCAGCCGGGAGATATCGTTCCCGTTCTTGCTGGAACACAAAATGGTGGTACAGCTTGGCTTCAGGTAGCTACTGTAAATACTGTGGGAACCGATCCAATTACGTTTACAGCATTTATTCCGGCTTTTTCTAATGTTGTCACAATATCTGGAACGCAGACCATTACTGGAGATAAAACATTCAGTGGATTAATAGAAGTTCCTACACCTGTCACTGATTCAGAAGCAGCCAATAAGGCTTATGCCGACCAAGTTGGTGGATTTAGGTCTGTTCAGGTTTTTAACGCAAGTGGTACATGGACAAAGCCTGCTGGTATAAGAAAGGTTTTGGTTTATGTTGTTGGCGGTGGTGGTGGCGGTGGCTATGCAGCACCTGCTGCTGGGGAAGCAATGGTTGGTTCAGGCGGTGCTTCTGGAAGTGTTGGAATTGGAACTATAGATGTGACTGCTATTGCCTCGGTAGCAGTAACGGTTGGTGCTGCTGGTGCTGGCGGAGTGGCTAGCACTTTAACCGATGCTACTGCTGGTGGCACATCATCTTTTGGAGCGCACATTAGTGCCCCAGGAGGGAATAGAGGCACCCAAACAAACAGTGGAGCCGGAAACAATATGGTTTCTGGAGGCACATCAGGAACGACGGCCACTGGAGGAAATATAGCAAATTGGAAAGGGCAGCCTGGTGCTCCAGCAGCTAGAATAAGTAGTACTGTTTATACCGCAGGAAATGGCGCTGTATCGATTTTTGGTGGTGGAGGGCTAGGCATTGCTACTGGAGCAGGAAGTTTTGCTGCCGGAAGTAGTGGTAGTGGCCATGGCGCAGGAGGAGGTGGAGGCGCAAGAAGGGATGGTGCTAATGCTAACGGTGGTGCTGGTGCCCCCGGTATTGTTTTGGTATTTGAATACGCTTAAGGAAAATCATGAAAGCATTAATTGATACAGAAAACAGAGTAATAGACGTCAAAGAGGTTACTTTTGAGGTTCACCCTGATTTTAAATGGGTAGATTGTCCAAATGACTGCCAATGGGGATGGATTTATCAAGATGGTCAATTGATACCTCCTGCTCAAAATCAGCTTAGTGAACAAGAAATATTGAATGAATTTAATCAGGCAATTCAGGATTATTTGAATTACAAGGTGAAAGAAAAGCAATACGAATCAGCGTTGCATTGCGCATCTTACATTAACAGCACCAATGAGCAATGGAAACAAGAAGCGCAGTCCTTTGTTGCATGGCGAGATGCCGTTTGGTTATATGCATATTCTGAATTGGTGCTGATACAAGCTGGAGACAAACCAGTCCCAACTATTGAAGAGTTTATACAAAGCTTACCTGAATTAAATTGGTAAATAACTGGAGAGAATGAATGTCACTAACATTAAATGATTTAGCTAATCTATTAAACGAATATCAAGAACGCTTAAAACAGGCGCAAGCCAATGTTCAGCAATTGATAGGTGCCATAGGAACCGTACAGAATCAAATTAATATGATTGTCCAAAAACAAAATGAAAACAAATTAAAAGAGAAGCAACAAGGAGACAATGATGCCACTCAAGAAGGGAAGCAGCCAGAAGGTAATTCAACAGAACATCAAGACGGAGATTGCAGCGGGCAAGAATCCGAAGCAAGCTGCGGCGATTGCGTACAGTAAGGCCGGAAAATCAAACAAAAAGAAATAATCATGGTACTCTTAAACTGAAGTACCAGTTAGGACGCTGGTTTTTCCCCTTCCTTTTTTCCAGCGTTCCTAACGCTTTCAATGGCATGGAGGTAAGAGTCATGAAGAAACGGATACTCTTTATGATGCTAGGTGTAACAGGTCTTTTTATTACTGCATGTCATGTAATAAACCATCCAATTGCGCTTGAATACATGACTGAGCCCTGCCTTATACCGACCAAAGATAATAAGTTCAGGCTTTGTGATAACATGATAGTTCATATCGATAACGAATATCATGCCGTACCCATGGGGTTTAAAACCGATTTGGCGACTATTCCGCGTATCATGTGGCCTTTCTTTGCGCCTAGTGATTATGATTGCATTGCGCCCGCGGTACTCCATGACTGGCATTATTGCTGCTCCAATGAGGTTGACCGAAAGCGAGCCGATGATATTTTTTATTATGCTCTTAGAGAACACGGCATGAATCGGGTTAAAGCCTACATTTATTATCTTGCCGTGAGAGTACTAGGAAAGAAATATTATCAATATGGTGTTGGAATATACAGGCACGAAGGTGAATTTGCTAAAGAAGAGCTTCAAGGTGTTTATAAGGATGTGAATTATGGATTGGGATAAGTATCCAAATTTCAGAAGAGATGAATTAAAATGCAAGCACACAGGTGAGTGCAACATGCATCCTGAAATGATGCGTATTTTACAAGACATTCGCAATGAACTTGGAAGACCAATCTTTATTTCAAGTGGATATCGTTCCGTGAAACATCCCGTGGAACAAGAAAAAGATAAGCCAGGCGAGCACACCTATGGAATGGCGGTTGATATTCTCTGTCATGGTGACAGGGCAATTAAAATCATCGAGCTTGCGATTAATCACGGCATAAAACGCATAGGCGTACACCAAAAGGGCAACGCAAACGGGCGATTTGTACACATTGGTATTGCAGATAAATACATGTTGGAGTTTCCTGTAGGAATATGGACATATTAAGATTTCAATTACCGTACCCACCGACAATTAATCATTATTACAAGCGCACGCCAAAAGGATTGGCTTTGTCTACCAAAGGCATTCAATATCGACATGATGCTTTTTATTTGCTCCATAAACATCGAAACCATTGCAAAGACAAGAGATTGGCAGTCACTATAAATCTATTCCCGCCCGATAAAAGAAGGCGCGATATAGACAATATTTTAAAGTGTCTTCTCGATTCGATGCAGCATGCAGGGGTTTATGACGATGATAATCAAATCGATATGTTGACGATTATCAGAAGACACGTAGTAAAAGATGGCTCGGTTGCGGTTTGGATATCGGAATGCTCATCAAGCGAATAGATTTTTTTGAAGATATATTCCCAGCCTATCCGCTGCAAAGAGAATTATTTGAAGCCTTTTTTAGTGGAAAGTATCGATTCTTTATTGAAAACATACACAGACGCTTTGGGAAAGATGCCATGTTCTTTAACTTGGCGTGGCTCGTTGCATCTATGACACGTGGAAATTACCTTTACACACTACCAAAGATAGGGCAGGCCAAGAACGTCATTTGGGAAGGAACCGATTTAGAAGGGCGCAGGTGGATTGATTTAATTCCCAAGCATTTATTGGCACGTGAACCAAACCAAAGCGAGCGTAAGATTTATTTTACATCAGGCTCCATGCTTCACATCACAGGAGCTGATAGCATCTTAGGTGCTCACTTAGGCTCTAACTTACGCGGCCTATTCATGAGCGAGTTTCAACGCACCGCTCCAAAAGTATGGGATTATCTGCGCCCAATTATTAATCGAAGCCAAGGCTTTGCATGCTTTAACTATACGAGCTTTGGCCAATGCCATGCTCATCGATTGCGAATCGCAAACCTTCATAACCCAGCGTGGCATTGTAGAAAACTTACTGTAAACGATACGAGAGACAACCAAGGCAATTACATATTTTCGCCTGAGCAGATAGAAGATGAACGCAAGTCTGGAATGGATGAAGACTTAATCCAGCAAGAATATTACTGCGATGACTCAGTAGCAGTGAAAGGCACCTACTTTGCGGAGCACATACAAAAAGCAAGGGCAGAAGGGCGCATCGTTCCCACACTTGAGATTTACCCAAGTAAACCTGTTCATACTTCATGGGACTTGGGAAGCAAGGACACCAACTCAATATGGTTCTTTCAGGTCATAGGAACAGGAGAGAATCAGCAATTCCGATATTTTTACCAGCACGATGAGAACTATAAAGACATTGATTACTATCTCAAATTGCTTGCTTTGATTCAAAAGCAATATGGGTTTAGCAACTACGGACATCACTTTTTGCCTCATGATGTGAGCCAAACCGAATGGACATCAGCCAAAACAAGACTTGTCATTCTTATGCAAAAGGGGTTAAAGGTGACACAAGTTCCAAGACTTAGAGTCATTGAAAGGGTGCAAATAGCTCGAAGCAATTTACATAAATGCTGGTTTGCTGAAAAGGCTTGTAAGAACGGTATTGAAGCCCTTGAGACAAGCCGTGCCAAATACGATGAAAAACTTAAGGCGTTTAGCGCGGATGAGGTGCACGATTGGGCATCGCATCCCAGTGCTGCGTTTCAATATGGGCACGTGGGATGGTTAGACAGTTATAACAAGACTCAGCTTGCGCAGCAAAGAGAATATGCCAAGTACCGGCCTATGAGTTAACAAACAAAAGCGTTTGCAATTCTTTAAGTACATCATCAATATTATGAAATTCTCGACTAGGCTCCCCAGGATGGCGTTGCACATAAAACATTGTGTATTGTCCCGCAAAAAACTCTATTTTTAGTGAGTAAGTGCTTTTCTTACTTAGTATTTCAAGTAGACCGTGAGCTATTCTTAGCTTGCTATAATCTATTTCATTCATCTGTAACCTCTTCAAATCCTTCATCATCAATCCCAGTTTTTTGCGCTTGTTCAATGGCTCTTAGCCTCTCTTCAAGCTCTTGAATCTGGGTTACTTTCAAGCTTACATCAATCAACCCTGCAAGCTTCTGAGCTTCATCGGGCGTGAGCTCACCTTTTGCAACAGCATCCATAATGGATTTAATCATGGCGCGCTCATCTTTGGCTTTGCCTAACGCCTTGACTGTTATTAAGCGCTTATCTGGGATGTTAAATCTAGCGTTATACATTCGATTAAACAATCCCCAGTTTATGCTTTCACCTTCAAATTCCTGAACTAAATATCTCTGCCTAAGGTCATCATAATAAGCGCGTGCTTGCTCATGGGCAACACAGTACGCTTTATCAAACAAAGGATGTTTCTTGCGCCACTTCTCAAATGTATCATTGCATATAATATGACGAGCGCAGAATTGCGACCTTGTTTTTCCCTCAGAGAACATGTTTATAATCTCAAGGCACATTTTTTCACTGTATTTACTGCCCCAAGGATTGTTCAAATCTTTTAAATCTGGCTCTTTAGCAATCAATGTTTCTGCCCTTTGAAAATATAAAATCCATTTTGAACTACATTAAGCCAATTTCCTTTAATACATCGCGAGCTGATTCTGTCACGTATTTAAAAAAAGGATCGGATTCATGCCGTTCTTTTGATACTAATATAACAAAGTCCAATAACCTCTGATAATGCTCTTGGTTTATTTTGCAGTTCGGGCATTCGTTGTTAAATGTCACAGTCATATTCATTCCTTGCTTGATTGAAACCCTCACGGATGAGGGTGCCAGACCAGTTAAGCCTTATCCTGATTAGTTTCTTTTTCTTGACTGTTCTTTGATTCTGCTTTGTTTTTTTCAATCAAAGCCTTTAAATCCTCTCTTGATTTATTACCAGGAATCTCTGTCACTTCGCCCGTATCTGCGTCAATAACAAAGTCTATGTCAAATTCTTCTGAAGCAGCCACCTTAATGTTTTGCATACCAGCTTCCTGCATCTCATCCAATGACACAGCTTTTTGCATTTCAACAGAGCAGGGAAGCCATTTAAACAATCTTCTTAGCACGGTTTTTTTGGCCATCTCTTCATAATGAGTAACCCACGGACCATTGTCTTTTGATTTTGAAGTTTCTCTTACTGTATCAACCTCTTCTTTGCTCATGACATCAAACTGATGGCCACCATCTTTGAGTATTGCTACGGCATACACAGCGATTAATTGCCCTTTGTTATCCATAGCGGGCTTATGAATAATGTTTTCTTTTAGCCCAAATTCATAACTGAACTCATCGTTTTCATAAACAGAGCGTGCAACAAGTGATACGATTTGACCTGAGCGGCGAGCCAAGTCCAAAAAGCCACGATACCCTGGCATAAAAGTGCATTCAAACTTACCTAGCTTGCTGTTCCAAAATGGAATCAAGTAGCATGAGCCAAGTATGCCAGGCTCTAGCCCTAACTGAGCAGCTTGCATAATCGATGCAATAAAGCTTAAGGGATCGCATTCTTGAAGCTTTGGGGTTTTTCTGAGCTCAGTCATAGCAATGCGTGCCATTCTTTCTGGCGTTAAGTGCTTTGGCAAACAACGGGCAATTTCGCCTTTCATCTGCTCTAATAGCCCCATAACGGTTTTCTGATTGGCTACCATCATACTTCTTTTATCAACTTTTTGTGTTGCCATTATACACCTCTATTACTCATCAAAGTCTGCTATATAATCTATCGTATCTCTTGCCCAGACAGGAATTCTAAGCTCTTGTATGGGATAAGATGGCCATTCGTTTTTATCAATACACATCCTTAAGGTTTTCTTAAGAGCAGTGAATTGCTCTATACCAAATTCTATTGCCCAATCATCAAGCGGGTAAACGCTTGGTGCATAGGGTTTTGTTTTTTCTACAGACAAGAACACAAATTTTTCAAATGGCTTTCCTATCGCCTTACATGCTTCATACATCATTCCAGCTTGCAGAAAATAGCCGTATCTTATAGCACTGGACTGAAAATCTCTGTATTCCCCTGATTTCGTTGATTTTAAATCAACAACAATGTGAGGGTGCCAAATATCAGGACGTGCTTTAAATTGCAAGCCTGTTTCTTTATCAGTCCAGAAAATAGATTGCTCATACTGAGCGTCATAAATTAAATCTTTAACCATTTTGTGTTCAATGACTGCATCAGCCATAGATTTTGCAGTCTCATATTGATATTCAGTTAATACTGTTTTCATTCCTGCAGCGGCCTCGAAGTCTGCGGCTATCGCTTTTCCTTCTTTAGTCCTTCTGTCCACTTGAGGCATTACCGCAAATTCGTCATGAAACAAATGAGGCTCGAGCAATAGGGTGTGAAAGGCGTTTCCGATTTTCATTGAATCAGTGTCTGTTTCTTTGTCCGCATATCCTGAAACATACTCATACCAGTAATGGTATGGGCTATTATTAAGTTTCATTAATGCAGAACGTGAAACACCTTCTGATGCGTGGTATTGTTCATTGCTTATATTGTGCACGCCATCACTAAAACATAATTTTGTCATTTTTAAACATCCTTACTTCTTTCTAAACAAGCGAAACAAAACTTTACGTTTAAACTTCAATCGTTCTTTTGCAGTCACATAATCACGTATTTTCTTTTTCATAGACTACTCCTTGTCACAATGTTGGGCGTAAGAACTTAGAAATCTTTTGCAAAACAAGGCAAAGCTTTCTATTGCGTAGGGGTGAAGTCCCTCTTCACGGAGTATGGTTTGAGAGCTGTCATTATCGATTTCAATATCAAAACCGAATTGTTTGTTCTTTTGAATAGAGACGTCATGATCATCACCCATGATATCGCCAAGGCTTATTGAGTTTACCGACTTTAGAAAATCCATATCTTCCTGATAAAAGTCTTCATAATCATCAATCATATCGTATTTATGCGTTAAGCTCATTTTTTTACCTCATTGGTTATCTTGATGAGGGAATGATAATTAACTTAAAATTAGCTGTCAACTTGTTAGCTATTAATTTATTAACATTTACTTTAATAGCTAACAAATATATCATTCGATGAAACTTAACAAATGCATCTTTTTATGAATGTAGATGAAGCTTTAAAGCATTTTAGAAGCGGCTATGAAATGTGCCAAAAAATTGGAGCGCATACAGCCGCTCTAAGTCGATGGAAAAAGACTGGTGGATGGATCCCTATTGCTAAACAGATAAAAATTAATGAAGTTACAGGATTAGATTTACCAATAGATTTAACAAAAGAGCTGATGGAAAAAAGAATAAACAAAGAATAAAAAGGAATAAATAAGAATAAAAGGGAACACATTAACAATAAAAAAACAGGTGTTCTATGAAGAAAATAATGCTGATACTGTCAATCTTATTTCAAACAACCTGCTTTGCATATATTTATGCAGAAACAGGAGATAAAGACCTTGATGATTTATCCTATAGATTACAACAACAAGATGCTGAAGATCGCCTAGAAGCTATTGAATCTCGATTACGAGACCAAGAACAAAGACAGTGGGAAAAAGATATGTTTGATTCAATAAACAATTATTAATCTTTCAGTAAAGAGCTTTATATGAACGATCTTAAATACTACAAAGAACAAGCAGACCACCACAAAAAAAGACTTGAAAGTTATTTAGAAAATCAAAAGCAAGAAAAAAAGAATAACGCTCTCATGGGTAAAATCTTAATGGCAATTTTTGGTTTTTTAATTGCATATTCCTTTTTTCCTTGGGCTCAAATAGAAGATGCAGGGGTGCACTTAGGCCTTTCTTTCTCTGGATTAATATGGGGATTTGCAATGTGGTTTAACGGGAAAAATAAAAGTAATCTATAATTAAAATGAACTAAAAGAAGGGCGCTTATTATGAAACGCACGATTCAAGTAAGTAGGATTGAAAAGGAAATATTAACTCCTGAAAAGTTTTTAAACTTGAACAAGAAGGAGCAAATGAATATTTCACATACCGAGATAATCCCTGCACGCCTGGGAAAAGCGGACTTTGGTAAAATCATGGTTCATTATAAAAACCCTGTCTATAAGTAGTCAAAATGAATAAAAATAATAACGATAAAAATCATCCCAACCCCGCATTAATAGAAAAGTTTCTTGCTGTTCAAGAACAAGAGCTTGTGATGAGGGGAAAAGAACTAGAGGTGCACCAACAAAATAATAATAATACTCATGAGTATGCTCTAGCCGCATTGCAAGCAAACAAAGAGGATAGAGAAGCAATTAGAACTCACCAAGAGAAAATAATTAAGACGCGATACATATTCTCAGGAATCATTTTGGTGTTTTTATTTGTACTTATAGGCTTTTGCTTATATCTAAATAAAGACCAAATAGTGCTGGAGATACTCAAGGCCGTGTTGTTTTTTGCTTCTGGTAGTGGACTGGGTTACGCCTACGCTAAAAAAACCTCAAAAAACAATGATGAGCAGACTTAATTATTTATCCACATTTTCTGGGGATAAAGGTGTGTATTATTGAAATGTTTTTAGCAGTGATGCGGAGCATAAGCCAAGTTCATTAATTGCCCTTCAATGCTCAATTAATGACCAAAAGAACTATAATTAATTTGTTGTATGTTTTTGATGTAGAGGTGTTATGAGTATTGAAGAGCTTGGCAATTATTTCAAATACAATCAATCAGAAATTGCTCGCTTATTGGGTATTCAGCGTAATGCTGTCCATAGATGGTTCAAGACTGGGAAAATACCTCTTACCAGGCAATTCCAGCTTGAAGTACTTACCAATGGTAACTTAAAAGCAGATAGAAATTAA